ACCGTAAAGAGCATAATATAACATTTCAGTGACTCCTGACTTGCCTGCTCCGTTTTTAGAATCTTCTTTATCTAAATTTGTTCCAATTATAGCATTTACTCCAGGCTTTAATATTATTTGTGTTAGTTTGTCACCAAATGACAAAAAATTTTTACCTTCAAGTACATTAAAAGTTATAAACCGCATGCAATCTTCAATTATAGTAAAATATTTAAATAGTTCAACAGCTACTATTTGTTAGAAAATTTTACCATAACTTGTTTGATTGCCATCCACATATCCAAATATTTATATGTTGCTAAACGGCCTAGAAACACAATGTCTTTTTCAGATTGTATAAGTTTTTTATATTTTGAATACACTTCCATACCCTCTCCAAAGTCTTTTGGGTAGATGGGTTCGTTACTGTCATCGTGTTCCTCAGGATAATCTCTTGTTAAAATCGTATGTTGTAAATTTTCATTTAAATACACACTGCTATCCATAGTTCTATTAAAAGGTAAATTATTACACTCGTTTATCACTGCTCCTTTTTTCCATGAAAAAATTGAATCTTTCTTTATTTTAAAGTGTTCGAACCGCAAAGACCTGTATGGTAATTTACCAAAGCAAAAATTATAAAATTCGTCTGGTTTACCAGTATACACAATTTTGTCAGCTTTTAGTTTTTTACACTCTTTTTTATCTACGTTAAGATTAACTTTGATGCCGCTAAGCATGTTTTTAAACATGGTTGTATAACCTTTTGATGGAATGCCTTGGTATTTGTCGGTAAAATACCGCTCGTCCCAATTGTCTCTTTTAATTGGAACTCTATTTGTAATAGAAGTAGGCATATTCTGCCACTTTAACCCCCAATGTCTTTCTGAGTATTGTTTAAATATCAAATCTTGTATTTCGGTTTGAGATAAATCCCGTCCTATTTGTTCTGCAGTTTTTTTATTGTAAGGAATTGAAATCAACCCTAAACTCGTATTTGCTCTAACCTTATGCTCGTAATTATTAAAAGAAGTGTATCTATTTAAAAATGACCACACTTCTTCATCGTTTGTATGAAATATATGTGAACCATACTGATGGACGGTTATACCTTCTATTTGTTTATCATAACAATTGCCTCCAACATGACTTCTCGTTTCAAAAACCTCTACATCATGGCCTTGCTCTTTTAATAAAATAGCTGACGTAATCCCCGCTAACCCACATCCAAAAATATTAACCTTCATGAAAAATTATTTAATTAAATCGCTAACGGTCGTAATAAATTTTAAAGCTTCTGCCTTTGTTGTATTATTCATTAACAAGTGTGTTTTTGCTTCCTCTGCAAATAAATCATACACATGGGAGGGATTTTTTTTATCAACTATTATTTGTTTGTAAACAACTTCACAAAGCTGTTTGGGAAAACTTGTCATTGTGTGTATAGGACATTCATTTATATTTAAAAATAAAGGCAGACATCCATTTGCTAATATTTCGTAGTGTCTCATACAATCCCAACCAGCTTTTTTCATTGTTATACCAAAACGTGCTTCATTATACCCTTTATAATAATCTGACTCTGTATTGTATATGTATGTTGTTTTGTCTCGAGGATCACAGATGGCTATATCTCTTGCTTTTAACTCTTTATTAAAATTAATTTTTGAAGTAGGCATGCTGAAAGAAATAGGAAATACTCTATTTTTGTTATATATTAATTCGCGCTTAAAATATGGTATTTTTAAATTATACGTAGAATGAATTGAAGTTTCATCTTCACCATCTACAGCAATCACGCGATTTAAAGGATAATATTTTAAAATATCTGTTATATAACTATTGCATCTCCATATTGAACCGTAAACAATTAAATCAAAAAAATTTGTTTTAATTTTATTTGTAATATCTGTTCTGTCAACTTGAGTTTTTGGCAGCACTTTAGTTACTGTCATGCCTTTCCCATACATTGTCTGAGCAATGTTTGTGTCAAAGTCCTCATAACAATGCAAGCGTTCATTGTAATCAACAACATCAGAACCAAATAATTCTCGAAGTCCAATAAAAAGACAATCGTCTAAATAATCAATATGATCTGCTTTTGACAAATATAAGATTTTCATTTTTTCTTTTTATAAATCCATACGTCTTGAGACATAATTGTTATAAAGTCATCATTAAAAGCTTCGGTTACAGCTTTTTGTATTGGTTCATGCCTAATATCATGTCCTGCCAAAATTCCACCACCTTTAACCTTTGGAAGCCAAATATTAATGTCTTGACATATACTATTATAGTCATGAGCAGCATCTAAAAATACACAATTTAAAGAATTATCTTTATATTTGACTGCTGCATCAATTGATGATAGACGAATTGGGTTAATGACCGATTTAACTGGCTTTATATTGTTTAAAAAATGATTGTATAAATCATCAGCTTGCTCAAGTAAGGGTTCATAAAAAGGAGAAGCTTTGTCTTTGTGTTCTTCGCTTCCGTTCCATGTATCTACACAATCGAACTTAATTTGTTTTTTTGAATTAATAATTTCTACCGCTAGATATGCAGCAGATTTTCCTTTCCAAGTACCGACTTCTACTATATGGTATCCGTCTTTAGATTGATCAATTAAATCAAAATAAAATTTCTGAAAGTCAAACCACCCTTGAATATGTTGATATATATGAGTCATTTTTGTGCTAGTTAGTATATTCTTTAAACTGTTTGAATGAACCGGATTTAAATGGTTCTGTGTCATACCATTTATTTAAAAATAATTTACCTTGCTCGTCCATATTTGCTGGAGTATACTTCAATCTATCCTCAGCATAAACATTGCTGTGTCCGGATTGATGTTTAACCATTGCTCCTGTATGAATGCCATGAAGTAACTTGCATCTTACTAAAGACATAATATAATCATTGTCTTGATAAAAGAAATAGAAGCGTTCATCTAAAAATCCTATCTTGTTGAAAATATTTCTTCTGCATGCAAAAATACAACCAAACATATGTAAAGATACTTCATTTCCATAATACAATTTATTTTCTGAAGGAAAATACAACTTAGTGTGTCTATGCCATTGTCGATCAATTGGAGAAATTGAGTCTATTTGAGTATTTAACTGAAATTCTTTGAGTAGTGTCTGAATACAATTTGGCAAAATAATTAAATCGTTATTAGGCCCTATAACAAATTCTGCTGTGCAGCGCTCTAATGCTATGTTGTAAAACTCATTGTAATTAAATTGTTTGTTTGGTTTAATTACTTCTACTTTTTTTTGCTGGTAATCTCTATCAAAATTTTTATTTGTTTCTACTACGTAGATTTTATTGATTAGATCATCTGCTGTTGATATATAAGACTCGATACAGTTTTTTGTAGTTAAAAAACTCCTTTCATCAACCGCAAGTGATAATACTATTACATCAAATTTATTTCTTATAAAAGAGTTAAGCATATTTCAAATATAGTTCGTTTTCTAATTTTTTAATTACATCATATTGATGTAATACAAAGGGAGTGTTATCATTTATTTGTATATAACCTTGTTCGTCTTCTGTTACTTTTGCATTGGTAAAGTGTGCTAAATTGATTATTTCGTATTTGTTTAAAATATTGTATCTATGTTTATCAAAGTAAACTGTTTTATTAAGACACGCTTGATCTATATTTTGATAATTTCCAATTCGAGAAATTATTTGAGACATATCTACACAGATTTCTTTTAACAACTCTGTAACTTCAGGTAGTTTTCCTAAAATACTTCCTCCGTTAATTATTTCGTAAGATTTTAGCAAATTATATACATCATTATTATAACACAAATTAATCCATGTAGTGTTTGTTTGACAGTTTGATATGTGTTCGTTTTCGCTTGTAACAAAGGGGTTGTTGTTTGTTATTAAATCGAAAACGTTTTTTTGAAAAAACATATCAGTGAGATCACACAAGTATACATTTGATGAAGTAGAGTAGTGCTTGCAGTACAAATAAAAATAGATTACTTTAAGTGTATATGGTGAAATTGCTGTCTGTACATTGTATTTTGCTGCTAGCTCTGCAGCATCTATTACATTAATATTATTGGAATACAAGAAGTTTAATAAATCTTTAGTGAGTCCAGAAGAAATTAGAGTAATATGCTTGCATATTTTTTTAGCGCTGTTTACAAAGACTTTAATTCCTGGACTCAATTTGTATCCTTGTCCATACGTTATTATTTCGTTCATCTGAGTTTTGGTTTAATTTTTTTTAAAAATGTTATTACTTGTTCTTCTGTGCATGGAATAACTTCATTAGGATAATGGCCGTGTTTGGTTTTGTAAACTTCTCTTCCAGCTATTACCTTTTTCATCCATGCATCTTTGTCTTGAGCTATTGCTGAATTGTCAATTGCTCCTTTTGCTTCTTCAATAAGCTCATGACTATTAGCTAAGTCAGCAAACCACCAAAATGGAGGGTGGTAGCCTGCTTTAATAATATAATTTGTACTTGATACGTGCTCCCAACAATTGTCAAAATCTTCACACATATAACCTAAGCCTTGATCAAGAAGTTTTTTTGTAAAAAATGAGAACATAGCAACAGTATGTTCATATAAAGCTATCTTGCATGTTTTGTAATCAATAATGAGTTTAGGATTAGGCTCTGTATCTTGCTCTAATTCGTGTCTGTTATGTAAATCATAATTCTTTATTCGTTGTTTGCGATTAAATGGAGAGCCTGGACCATAATTAAAATGTTGTATACCAGTTACTATAGACGCTTGAACGTATTGGTTGAATACGTCAATTGATTTAATTAACATATCGTCTTCAATTAAGAAAAAATATTCGCAACCTTCGTTTAATAAATGCTTAAGTGCTTTATTCTTAGATTTTGCTACACCTAAATTTTTTTCATTTTGTAACACTGTAATATTGTTTAGTTCTATATCTTTAAGTAAAGATCCGTCGTTTACTATAACAATTTCATGGAGAGTGCTTAAGCAAGGCTTAATTGTATCTAACAAATTTTTTAAATAATTTACTCTATTACAAGTTATTATACCAACTCCTATTAAACTGTTATTCATATGATGATTTGCATATCTTGTAGATATCTAAACATTTATTTAAAACTTCTTCTTTAGTTGCTCTTGTTTCAATATGTTCAACAAACTCATTAAACGCTGTTTCAATATCTATTGAAAGTTTTTCTATTTCTTTTACTTGTTGTTGAGCTTTGTCTAAAATATTAAATTCTGTTCGAAGTTGAAAAGGTTCCATTTGAGCTAGTTTAGAGCTCAATAAATCCAGCGTTAAAGCATCTGCTTCTACGTTTACATAAAGGCTTACAATATTGCCTTTTACTATTTCATTTAAATTTGGGTATTTTTTTTCAATTAAATCAGTCAAATGTAATCGAAAATGTTTGGGAGTTGTATTATTAGGAATAAATTCTACAGACAAATCATCTAAATTTACAATTGATACTCCTTTTTCCTGACCTCTATCACTAAAATCCATTTCATAAGGAGAACCCAAATATAAAATATATTTGTCTTCATATTGTCTGTGATCTCTATAATGAAAATGACCAGTAATAACCGAATTTGTGTATTGAAGAAGCTCTGAAGTACTATTTCCGTGGTCACAAACTTTTGTTGGATTCATTTTAAAGTTAATAATTTCAAAATGTCCCACAATTATATCAACAATAGTGCCTTGAGGAGTATGTTGAAAGTATTCTTCTAATTTAGCTTTCCAAGGACAAAACAAAATTTTTCTGTCGCACAATACAATGTCCTGTATTTTGTTGTAAATTGTAATATTATTGTTAGCTAAAATTTCTACTGAATTTATTTCAGAGGTTGTTGACAAAAATGCGTCATGATTTCCTGGAATAATATGAATTTTAAAATCAGACAGTTTATCAAAAAATTTTTTAGCTACATGTAACGTGTTAACTCCTATTTCATGTCTATCGTGAAATGCGTCACCCGCAAAAATAATAGTATCCAATTTGTGTTCATTCATAGTATCCTTAATAAAGTCAGCTACCTTTAAGGAAACCGTATGCCACGATGAAGAGTTTTGATGTATTCCTAAATGTAAATCGGAAAAAAATAAAACTTTATTGTTTCTAGGATTACTCTTCAAAGTGGCCATTAGACGTATAATCTTCTGCTGTTTCTGATCTTGTATTTTTTTTAGTTGGAATTAACCCACTACATACATAATTCTCATATATTTCTTCTTGGTAGCGCTTAAGAGTATCAAAATCTTTCTTATTTTTCTTTATGCAATTTTGAAATGCATGGTATGCAACCTTTGTAAAGTAAGAAAAAGGGTTGTATCCAACACCACATTTGAATCTTTTTCTTCTCAAGGCAGTCATCATTTTAACTATAGCATCTCCTTGCATTTCTACCTTAAAACTATAAGAATAAAAATTTCGTGCTAAACCAAGTCTCACCGCAATTAGCTGTATCATCTCTGCTAATCGCTCTGAGAGATTTCCTGAATCATAATATTCTTTTATTTTTTGCTCCATTTCAATAGGATCAATGTAAACGTCCTTTAACTCTTCTTTTGTTCTTCTTACTCGTTTTGGAGTGGTTTCGCTATTCATGTAATGGGTAACTATATATTATAACAATAAATAATCAACACTGGCAACGTTATATTATTCAATGTGTTTGGATAAATTTATGGGAATTTTTTCAGCAAATTACAATCTTTTTCTTTCTTCAAAGTGATTAACCCCGTATCTTAAACACGTATCCGCTATATCAAAAATCGTAGCAATCTGTTTTGTGTGATGTAATCTTAAACTTCTTCCAATGGATTGAATAATCTTAATTCTAGCTTTTCCTATTGCAGCAAAGATAATATTGTGCAAATTTTTAATAGATATTCCCGTAGAAAAAATTTTAGAAATAGCTATGCACACAACATCTGTTGATTGTTCCATGAGTGCTCTTAGTTTTTCTCGTTCTTCAACTTCTACAGAGCCTTGAATAAAATATACCTGTTTAGTTGTTGTTTTTGTTAGAAAATCTAAAAGAGCCTCTCCGTGTACAATTCTGTCAACCAAAATTAATGTATTTGTTTCCAATTTGTTAACGAGTTTTGAAATAATTGTGTTTCTAAACTCGTTAGTATGAAGCCATGTGGTTTCTTCTTCATAACCAGCTGTAGGATTAGCTATTGATGGGCGAGAAAATTCGGGTATATTTTTATACTCTAACTCTAAGCCAACTACTCTCACATTTGTAATAAATTTATCTTGTCTGAGTTCGATGGATTTTTTATGATAAATTACAGATCCAAATATTCTATTAATTGACCATATATCAAACTTGTTTTCAGGAAGAGAGCCTGTAAAGCCAAATATGTGTGCACATTTTAAAGATTTAATTAATTTAGATATTTTATCTGCTGTTGCCATCTTGTGACACTCATCAACAATTACTGCATTGAATTTATCTAATACGCTTTTATCTTGTTTTTCGGAAAGAAGTATTTGATTGTTTGCTATAACAATCTTTGTTTGAACAAACTCATTGTTTCCAGTCCACTTTGAAATTAATTCTGTAGAAATGCCGTAATCCAAAAAGTCTTGATATGTTTGTTGAACAAGTTGAATGTCGGGAACCAAAATAAGAATATTATCGGTAGTTTGAGAAAGTATAGTTGAAGCAATTAAAGCTATAACGAGCGTTTTGCCTGCTGATGTAGGAAGTACAATCACTCCATTTCCCTTTTTTAAGGCTGTTAACGCTGATTCTAATTGGTAATCCCTTGGAGTAATATTTAATTTAACTAAGCTGTCTGAAATAGATTGATTTTGAATTTTGTCTAAAAATGTTTGACTGCATTTAATTTTTAAAGAAGGAAAATTCTCAATAATCTGTTTACAAATTTCTTCAAATAAAGGTAAATCAAAACAACCTTTATTTGTAATTGCGTATTTTCTAGTAGGTATATTTCTGCCTGTTCTTTTACGCAAAAAAATCATGGATTTATCTTCAGCTGAAAACAATTCACGTATTTGATTCAAATAATCTGAAATTATTTGAGGTTTTCTTGTTAAAGTGTTAAAGTCAAATAACACTTCCATATTAGTCTAATAATTCATTTATAATTGGCTTAAATCTCCAAAATGCTTTTAAATCACATTCTTTTTTATTTAAAAACCCTGCCCAATCAATTTCATCTAGTTGCAATTGTTTTTTAGGAATAACTTCTGTTTGCAACCGTATTTCAGCCAAACTTTCAATATCCACTAAAAATAAGTTAACTTGTTTTACGATTTTAGCTGTATTCTTTTTGGTGTAATTTACAACATAGTGTGAAGAAATGCTGGTTTCGTTTATTTTTATTCCAACTTCTTCAAAGCATTCTCTAATAGCACACTCTATCAAACTTTCATCATCGTTTATAGTTCCTTTTGGAAATGAATATCTGTTGGTTTTTGATGCATTTGTTGGATGACAAAGCAAAAGTTTATTATTAAATCTTATAATAATACCGCAAGATATCTTCATGTTGTTTCGAGTGTAATTATTTTTGATAAGTTTGTCATTCCGTATTGAGCATCTCTTAAATTAGCTTCTACCTTTGTTAGATACTCAACTAGCATTTCATTATTAAGTATTTCTTCATCTATTTTGGAAATGACTTCATGTGTTGAAACTGCTTCTGATAAAGTTTTAGAATTAAGTGTTACTAGCGATTCGTTTTCAATTTTATTTTTAAGAGTCTTTGATGCTTTTTCTTTTGCTTTTTTAAGTTTTGCTATTTGATGCTTATGATGCATAAGCCGTCCGACCCAATAATGCCTTACAGAAGGGAGTGACATTTGAGAGTCTTTTAAGTTAAGCTCGTCAAACTTTAAAAACTCTTCTATTTTTTTATGATACTCAGCAAATAAATCAGAGGAATTCATTTAAAATATTATTTAATGCAAATTATTAATAATATCTTTACACAAAGATAGAGTTTTCTTTATTGATTCTTTTGAAGGAACTTGATTATTTAGTACCTTTTCTAAAACATAAGGAAACAAAGAAACAATTAATTGGGTGTCCGTTGAAACGTTTGTTTGTTCTTGTTTTGTTTCGACGTCAAGCATTGTATTCTCTGTAGTTAATGCATCAAAATGACCTTCTAAAGTTTTAAGAGAAAAAAGAATTTGATTAAAAACTGCTTTTATTGTTTGGTCTTCTGTTGTTTGCATTTCTAAATATTA